CATTTGCACGGCTTAAAAAATTTTGTTTAATCGTCTCTGTCACAGTCATGGTCAACCTCATTTGCTTCATCCATCAGACTACAAAGATATATTATTCCCTCCTTCGTGCCAAGAAGTTCTAATTTTTTTGCTGCTTTAATCACTCTATCCATATCAAATTCTGCCAGATCACAAACTATTTTTAGGTCGTCCGATTTTACAGTGAGGTAATGAACGGCAGAATCCCTAACAACAGGGACACCTGACATGATATCTCTTAACTGTCGATAAAGAACAGCACACCACAATCTTTTTTCATTCTCGCTCAATTCGTGCAACCCTCACTAAGACTCTGGGTTTCACCTTATCGACTCCATGAAGAATCACTTTGGCTTTTATTTGTCTGTCATTGTTGTAAGCAACACCCTCTAAACAATCCATGATCAGGCTTTCATCCAAATCTGGGCGATAGGTGGCATAAAAGATATGACAGAATAAAATAACATCACCCTCTATTAGCGGGTCAATCTTTGGTGCGTTAGCTGCAAAACACCTTTCGTAGTTCAGAGCCTTCTTGCTCTTGATTGGCACCAGTCGATTCTTAATTTTAACGATCTGACGAGAGTTTGATTTAGAGGCTGGCTCCCCTTCAATTACAGCCTCATATTCCCATTTGAATTTCTCTATTGCTATTTGTTTTATAATGGCCATATAATCAGGCATGAGATACACCAATAAACACGACTTACCCGAACCAGTTGTCAACGCTCTTACAAGCTATGACAGTTCCCAATCAGTACAAGGACTTAGGGTCACTACCCTAATTGATTCTCCACGTATCAGTCAATTGCGAAAGCAGCATTCCAACCAACTCACCGAAGATGTCAGTGAGATGGTCTGGAAGGTCATGGGCACTGCGATCCATGAGGTCTTTGAGAAGGCTGCTTCCAATGCATATGTTAGTGAAGAGAGACTGGAGCATGAAGTTGACGGAACTCTCGTTTCTGGTGCCATCGACTACCAGTTTGAGGATGATGGCGAAGTTGATCTCAAGGACTACAAATCTACCTCCACCTACTCTATTACAATGGGCGACAAGCCCGAATGGGAGCGGCAACTGAATGTGTATGCCTATCTCATTCGCCATTCCAAAGGATTAAAGGTAAGGAGTGCCAGCGTTGTTGCAGTGCTGAGGGACTGGAGGAAGGCTGAAGCTGAAAGGCGGGGAGATTATCCCCAAGCCCCTATCGCTGAAGTGCCTATCAATCTCTGGTCTGATGAAGAACAGGACGCTTATGTTAAGGAGCGTGTCAGACTACATAAGGTCGCTGAACTGGAGAAGGATTTTGAACTTCCAGAATGCTCCCCCGAAGAGCAGTGGAGGAAAAAGCCTGTCTGGGCGGTGCATAAAGGAAAGAATAAAAGGGCGCTTAAACTATTTGACAGTGAAGAAGAGGCCCAAGAATTTGCTGGTCAATCTGATGATCGTAACGTGGTTGAACGGCCAGCAACCCTAACACGTTGCGAGAATAACTATTGCAGGGTTGCAGATTTCTGCGATCAATGGAGGTAACATGACTGCAAAGAAAACTCTATCGATCTGGGAGACGCTCTCCAAGATCGACGTTAGCGAGAACACTGAGAAGAAAGGCAATTTAACCTATCTGTCGTGGGCATGGGCATGGGGCACTCTGAAAGACCATTACCCAGACGCAACCTTTGAGAAGCACTGGTTTGAAATGGGAGAGCCTTCCTATAAAATCCCTTATGCGATGGACAAGCAGGGTTATGCTTATGTCATGGTCTCTGTGAAAGTGCTGGATCACACAATTTGCGAAACTTTTCCTGTGCTGGATCACCGAAACAACAGTGTGAAAACGCCCAACTCCTTCCAGATAAACAGTAGTTTGCAGAGGTGTTTGGCGAAGGCTATCGCCTATCACGGGCTGGGCCACTACATTTACCTTGGTGAAGATCTTCCTGCTACAGAGACTAAGGAAAAACCTCTCACTGAGGATGAAGAAGAACGAGCGGCCATCATTGAGCATGAGGCGGGTGAAACAAAAGAAGTCGCAGAGAAAAAGGCTCGAAAAGAAAAGGCCAACGGTAGTTCAAAAACTCTGGGAGAATGGCGAGAAAGTTTTCTTGACCACCCGGAAAATGTTGCAGCTAAGACAGATACAGGTGTGGCTGTCACAGAGCAAAGCACCACCGAAGGATGGCAAATGGTCAGCAAGGTGTTTGAGGTCTTTATGCCTAACATAGAAGACCACCCCAACTCCGATGAATGCGTAAAACAACTGACCAGTTTTTGGAAAACAAACAAAGATGTTCTCCAAAAGATGAGCAAGGAAGTGCCACTCCTTCATGAACAGGTGATGGCAAATTTTAAAACTGCAAAGGAGGCGGCTGTAAAAGGGAAGATGCCTGAGTTGACGTAATGTCCCGAAGACTGGACTGGAGCAAAAGAAACCGTGAAGAAAGAATTTTTTCTAACGGTTCGATTAAATGGAATGATGAAAAGGAAGATGTAATTATGGCGAAATATACACCAGCCCCCGAATATGGCGGGGGTGCTTGTTACCGCAATCAAAGAAGATTGAGCAACGTAACTGTCAACATGGGCGAGGCTACCGCCTCGCAATACTACAACAGTAAAGCTCCTCAAATGTCTGGGACTATGGAGGTCACAAAAGAGATGGCCAAGATGTTGCTTGAAAAATTTAAGGCTGGAGATACAAAGCCATCAGAACGTGAAAGAACTAAGGGACAACCAGTTGTGAAAATGGATGTCGGAGCAAATATTGGCTCGTCCACCAATGTTCAGCGGGATGGCAACCAAACTGGAGGCTATTTTTATTTCTGGTTTAGGGATGAATACCAGCCTCCTAAAAAGGAAGAGCCTCCCGCGAAGGAAGAAATTGATCTTGATGACGAGATACCGTTCTAAAAAGAGACTTGACCAAGCAAGAGGGGTGCCATGTTTGATATGTGGCATCCCCCAGTCATCAGCGCATCACCTGACTTACAAAGAACAGGCAGCTATGGGCATGAAAGTTGGTGACCAATATACAGTTCCGCTCTGTCACAAGCATCATATGGAACTACACGCTCACGGAAATGAGAAACAATGGTGGGCGCTGCAAGGGGTGGAACCCGAAGAATGGATAAAAAATAATGACTGAAGAAATTAAAGAAAGAGCTTACGGCTTTGAGGCTGTAAAGACGGCTCTGCGGCAAACGAAAGATGGCATTAGCATCACGCTTGTCATACACCCCCATGACACACCAAGAGATTTGATCAATGATCACATTGGACAGAGATACATGGTGGGCATGGGAAGATTAAACGAACAGGATGAGATAGAAGAGCCTGAGTCAGTGCGTGAGGGCAAGAGAGCGGTTGTATCCTGTGCGGCATTATGTCGTGATGAAGATTTTCAACAATGGCTTTATGACAACGGATTTGTACAGGACTTGACTGAAAAAGAAGCCGCTGAAGCCATCAGGCTTATGCTGCAAATCGAGAGCAGATCAGAATTAAAAACAAACGAAGAGGCCCAGCGGAGATGGGGAAGAGTAAAAGAATTATTTATTGGTCGGCTAATATTTGAGGAGACAGATCTTGAGTGATGCAAAGAGAGAACTACTTGAAGAAGCCGCTGCTCTTGTCAGTGGCGATAGAGCAGTCGATTATGGTGACGCTACCGTTAACCATATGAGAATTGCTGAGTTCTGGAATGCTTGGATTATGAACAGAACATGGCAAGGACCACTGACGGCTTACGATGTGAGCATGATGATGGCACTGGTCAAGTTTGCACGTTGTCAACAAAAGCCAGCACATGATTCCCATGTTGATATTGCAGGATACGCTGCTGTAAGTGAGAAGATTTACGAGGATCTCGTGGGAATAAAGGAGGAGCAAAACGATGGCGGGGAAAATGCATCGTCAGCGGAGGCTGAATAAGCCCAGTCGAAGCTGGAATATTCTTTTTTACACAGACCTGATTGAATCTATTCAAAGAAAGGCAAACGAACTCTCTGTCACTCCTTCTGAATTAGTTAGAATGGCAGTGGAAAATTATCTAAGTAAAACGCCCGATCAGAGCAAGAATTTTATGGATGG